GTTTTCTCAAGTATAAAGTCGGATGTTCTCACCCCTTACAACACGGTCTGAGACGTATTGACTGGATCCAGGTGTATATGGCATAACCTCTTCAATGTTGTCGATTACGAGACCGATGTAAACGTCCTTCAGAACGAATATACTTCTCTTTTCGGTTTCTTTTCTGTCCTCGTATATTAGGTTTGATACGGGAAATGTACTAGATCTTGTAATTGTCTGTTTTAGGGTAGGATCGTAGAAAGTGATTGAAAAGTCTTCTGGAACTTCTAACCCTGCAGGGACAATTTGTCTACCTGCCTTATCAGTAATTAAAAGTGTCTCATGATGATGAACTTCATTGAGTTTGTCATATGTACCATATTTGTTCAGAAGGTACTTATTGTATGATTCCTGATCTTTTGGCCATTCTGACTCAAAGTTCAATATATTGTTGCATAACATGACAACCCAATCGAGGTTTGGATCACCATAAATCTTTTTTGCGACATTATCAGGTCTTTCGTCACCAACTACCTGATATTTGGTGAAAAAGTTGAGATCCTTAAAAATGTCTTCAGCAATTTCTGCTCTCTTAAAGAGGTTTTTTACCCGAGTGTAGTCAGATATATTCTGACCAACTTTTGTCCTATCAACATAATCAAAATCTGGTAAATTTCTAAAATACTTTTTTGCCATGTTTAGAATCCCATGTTTTGTTCTTCAATATCGTTATATTCATCTGCATAATTTGGAACTACTTCTTTAAAGGTCAAAGTAATTTCATATCGAGTCATCGATCCATCTCTCAGAGTCATATATGAGTTATCAGGAGTATACTTGACGTTAAAACTATCCAACATACAAGGTTTAAATTTATTTAGAAACGGATGTTGAGTTCCTGCTGTAGAATTACTCTTAAAAATATATTTTAACAAGAATATTCGTGGCGACTTTAAGAATGCCGATGAAGATGACCTCTGTGGTAAAGAGTTTCTCTTAAATGATCTAATTATCTTTCTTATTCTTACTGCTTCAGCTTCTGATCTTGGAGTTAATGGAAAGGCAAAACTGAATTGTCTTAATTTGGGACCAGTGAAAAGAACTGTGAGGTTTGGATTTACAACCATTCCCGTGGTTCTACCGACCAGATTTGTACCAACTGCTTGACCTGCAAAATATGCCGAGATAAATGACTTTGTTTTTGGATCATTCATCAAATTCTTAGCAGTTGTGCCAGCATCTACAAATGCCTGTCCCAATGCTCCAATATCACCTCCTCCAATACTATTAATTGCATCAGCTGCAAACTTTCCACCAGCTAATTGTATGAAGTTTGCAGAATCTTCCCCGTAATTTACTGAGTTCGATTCTTCCAAATTAGGTTGCATTGGAAGAATAACAGTTTCAAATCGTTCAGTACCTACATTGACATTACTCAAATCACCTGTTTGAGGAGAAAGACCAGTCGGTTTATATTCTGCAGCTTGAATACTAATATAATCATATTCAAATCCTGAAGATGAATCTGGCATCTCTAGTGGATATCTTAAAACTTCCTGTGTACCTCCAGTTGTCGTAGTTCCTCCAGCTTGTCCAGTTGTCGCACTACTATCACTAGCATCATTGTATGGTTCAACGGCGATTGGAACTACACCATCTGCACCACCAGTTACTGAGTTATTATTACTAGCATCTGGATCTGTTCCTGTCCCTGTAGGAGTTGCTGTATTAGTTGGATCTGCACTAACTACCGCAGCTGGATCATTACTGAAGGGATTAGTGGATGTTACACTACCATCATTATTAATATAGTTACCAGTGGTAGGATCCTGTGATCCAGGAATTCCATTTTCAAAAAGTGTTTGTTGAGCAGCGGTGTTGTTTACGTTTTCAGTATTTAAAACGTCTGTTCTTGCCTCATTAAATGTGGCTGTATCATTTTGAAAATCCCTTTCAAATGAAAGTGAAGTTTTACTATTTCCAGGTATACTATTATATTGACTTAAAAATTCTTTTTCGTTTGTAATTGTCCAGTCTTGTCCACTTCCTACAGCAAGTTGAGTGCTTCCATCTGCGGTGAAGATTTTTGTTTCCCCAGTTACCGTATTGACATTTTGTTGAACAGTCAGTCCATCATATACAAATGTGGATGTGGATATAGACATTCTACTAGGTATTTTAGTTATTTATTGTGAAACTTTGATATGGAATTGCTCTTAGAGTCTTCAATTCCATGGGATATACCTTATATAGATTGCTTTGTAATTCTTCCCAGGTGTAATTTCTCATTTCTCCCCAGTGATAGTTCAAACCTCTGAATCCCCACCTAAAGACACCAGTTACAGCAACTAAAGGGAATCTATCGTACTCGACTCTTGGTGTTTTTGCAGTGTATATAAAGGTAAAATATTTACCAACGTCAGGAACAACTTCTACTTCAGTTTGGAGTTTCTCAATGATCTCCAACATCATATCATCTTCATCTCTCATAGCTTTGATACGATTTACCTCTTCTTCAGTAAATCGATTTACATCACTGTCAAGATATTCCTGCTGTTCCTCATCCATTATCTACCAGGTGGTAACTGTCTCTGAGTGTTTATTGCAGGTTGTAATTGTCTATTACTTTTAGCAGGATTTAGCCTCTTCTGGGTGGTTGGTCCAAGGTCTTGTACGTTGACTTTTTGTACACCCATGTTGTCTCTCGACAGATTAGACTTGGCAGGTCTGATTGCAGGTCTCTGTCTACTACCAGCCATTGCAGTAGATGCTGGTCTTGCAGAGATCTGTTTGTGTTGTGGTGGTTGTTTAGCAGCAGCTGTTCTTTTTGCAACCATCGAGTCCTTACCTGCAGGAAGTGCTGGACGTTCCTTACCCGCTGGTAATGATCTACCTTTTGATGATGGTCCTGTAGCAGGTTTTGCTTTTGATACAGTGTCTTTTCTTCCCGTACCTTGTCCTCTATATGATGTATCTCTACCTGGCTTTTCTTTTTCAGGTTTGTCCTTATCTCTATTTTTAAATTTATCCTTCAGATATGCACCAAGACCAGTCTTTGGTCTCTTTTTGAATGATGTATTAACCCCATCTCCAAAGGTTTTTGAACTACCACCAACCACACCACGACTAATAGTCGATTGGGTATCTGCAGCAGCATCTTCGGATAAGAACTCTTGAAACGTTTTCATCTTCTTACTCTAACGTAACGGGTATAACCAAAGGTCACATCTAATGTGAGAAGGGAATCATATTGAGCATATCCCAATTCCATACTATTTATAGCTTTTGGATATGCTTGAATCATTTCATATTCCAAATACTTTTGAGGTTCTGCTTGTTCTACCGCACCCAGTTGTCTATTATAACTTCTCTCAAATTTTGTTAGAAATAGACTACTTGATGCATAATCATTATAATAGTTCTGTCTATAGAAAGCCTGTGGTTTTCTGTATTCTTCCCGAGCAAGGGTTGAACCAAGACCACTCATATAATCAACCCAACCTTCAAAAAACTCAACGATTTCATATTGAGCATCAACGTAGAATGTCAATCCAATCTCATTCTCGTATGCTCTACGATATGGAATTTCTTGATTCACACCATGATAGTCTGCACTAACTGCGTGTGTAAGGAAATTTGTTGATGGAGTCTTAATGACACTACAAGATAATTCAAAAGTCTCACCCTTGGTGGCATAACTTATACCACGTTGTGCAATGAATGACTGAACTGCAGGAGGTGGTGTGAACTTCACCATATATGTAGAAGGACGAGCTACATTAAGAAGTCTCGACTTTATTTCAGAAGTTTTATATACTCTCGGCGTTGGACCTGGCATCTAAATACTGATACTACTTCTATTACTATGTATAACTGATGCCAAGGGGTTCGAAGTATCATCAAGGAAGATTTCACCCCCAACATCCTGAAAAATATATGGGGGATGCGAGAAATATAGTCTACCGTAGTAGTTGGGAATTACACTTTTTAAAGTGGTGTGACAGAAATGATGCTGTATTGAAATATGCATCGGAGGAATTCTCAATCCCATATGTGTCACCCGTTGACAAAAGAGTCCATAGATACTATCCTGATGGGATTGTACAGATAAGACACCAGGACGGTAGAGTGTGTCGATATATCATCGAGATCAAACCTCAAAGACAATGTATCGAACCAAAGAAACCAGCCAGAGTCACAAAGTCGTACATAAATGAATGCACAACCTATGCAGTGAATCAAGCCAAATGGGAAGCTGCAAGTGAGTTTGCAAAAGATAATGGTGTTCAGTTCAAAGTTTTGACCGAACATGACCTTGGAATTCCTCAACCAAAAAAGCGTGGAAAACGCAAATAAATAATCATATCTGAAATCTTTATTAGATTGTCATGCCTTTACCAAAAATTGCTACACCAACATATGAGTTGGAATTACCCTCAACTAAACAAAGTATTAAGTTTAGACCTTTCTTAGTTAAAGAAGAAAAGTTACTCGTACTTGCACTTGAGAGTGAGGATACTAAAAATATCACCACTGCAATTAAGACAGTCATCAAAAACTGTATTAGTACAAGAGGAATTAAGGTAGAAACTCTTCCTACTTTTGATATTGAATATCTCTTCTTGAATATCAGGGGTAAGTCAGTTGGTGAAGAAGTTGAGGTTAATTTGATCGCACCTGATGATGGTGAAACCACGGTCACTGTCAAGATTGATCTTGAAGACATCAAGGTTGTTGAAACTGAAGGGCATGATAAACAGATCAGACTTGACGAGAATCTTATGATGGAGATGAAGTATCCATCTCTTGATCAGTTTATCAAAAATAATTTTGACTTTAATGACAATAGTGTTGATAAATCATTTGAATTGATTGCAACTTGTATTGATAAAATCTATAACGAAGAAGAGGTTTGGTCTACTGAGGATGTGAGTAGAAAGGAAATTATCGAATTCCTTGAACAAATGAGTTCTGCTCAATTTAAGAAGATTGAGAAGTTCTTTGATACAATGCCTAAACTTTCCCACTCAGTTGAAATCAAAAACCCAGTTACCAAAGTTAAGAGTACAGTAGTACTGGAGGGTCTCTCAAGTTTTTTCGGATAGGTTTGGTACACATGGACTTGGAGAACTACTTCAAGTTGAATTTTTCCTTAATGCAGTACCATAAATATTCATTAACAGAGATCGAAAACATGATGCCTTGGGAAAGGGACATCTATGTTGCATTACTTCAAAATCACTTAGAGGAAGAAGAGCAAAAGATGAAGGCACGCAATGGCTAGAA